GAACTTGAAGAACTTGAAGAACTTGAAGAACTTGAGGCAGTTACACCTTTACCAGCAAGTGCTGCCTGGTATGCTTGAAGTGCTGCTAAAGCATTCTTCCAACCTAGTTCTGCCTGTGTAGCAGGATCAATTAGTGTTCCTGAGAATGTTACTGGCTGTCCAAGTTTCTTGATGTATTCAATAACTTCTTTAGTTGTCAGACCCCAGTTTGTTGCTAAATCAGTTATTTCTTTGTCACTAAGAACATAATCACTAGCCTTAGTAATTAAATCTGCATAGATTTTAACTTCCTTTGAACTCAGGCCCCATCGTTCTTGCAACTTAGCAATTTCTGCATCAGACAATTTACCATCATTTAGATAGTTAAAGAAGTCAAGATATCTTGCAGCCTGATCTTTGCTGCTGCCCCAAGCCTTAGCCAGATTAGTAACTTCATCATCTGAAATTACTCCATCGCCTACTGCAATTAATGTTTGAATGTATGACTGTACTGCCTCTGTAGTCATATCCCACTTTTTAGATAGAATAACTATTTCATCAGAAGTGATTACTTTATCTGAAAGTACTGCAAGCAAATCATTGTAACGAGCAAGTTGCTTATTTGCATTTTCTAAAGCATCACGAGCCTTTAAAACTGCAGCAATTCGTGCTGCCTCAGCAAGGTTATTCTGCTTAACTAAATTAAGACGAACAGCCTCAAATTGAATAGCCTCCTGTGCTGCTGGATCAAGCGTACTTGTTGGAGTGACACCCTTTATGGTCTTCTTACCAGTACCAATGGTGATGCTCATCTTCTTAAGTGCATTTAAAACTGATTGTCTTTTTGCTTCTGCTGCTGCTCTTTTTGCATCATCTTTAGCATTCTTGGCATTCATTTCTGCCAGTGCTTTTTCAAGTTCTAATTCTTCTTTTGTCTTAGAATTAATCTCGTCTTGTTTTCTAAGATAATCATTACGAGCATGATCCATTCCTGTATAGCCTTTAATAACAGTTTGGTACCAAGCATTATATTCTGCTGCTTGTGCTTTTGCATCTAGTTTAACTGGATCTTTATCAAAAAATTCAATTACTGCGGAAATGGCTCCAAGAATTGCAAGAACAACTGCTATTTGCTTTACATATCTTGCAAGGAAAGCACCAATGCCTTTAAGTGTTGTAACAAATGCCACTAAAGCAGCATTGGCTCCTCTAGTAGCAATGGCAAACAATCCCATTCCTTTTGTTCCAGCCATCACTCCTGTAGTTGCTGTTTTTACTGATGTATATAGAAGTGATGCTTCTGCTTTCATTGTAGCAAATGCACCAGCAACTAGTTTGGCTGCAGGAGATATCTTGCTAAGTTCTCTAAAGATTTTTGCATGTTCTTGTCTATTTAAAGTTGTAACTAAACTCATTTTTAGTTGTGATGCAGCCACAACATCCATTGCAAACTTAACAGCAATTGCTGCTTTAGCAACACCGTACATTATTGCTGCAAGTTGAATATAACCACCAATACCAAGTGGCAAAATATCATTAACTGCACTAATTACTTTGTAAATATTTCCAATAGCATGAGCAGTTTCTTGAATATTTTTAACAGTAGACTCAAGAGCATTCTGCATCTTGTATTGATTCAAGAATATGAAGTATTCAATCTGAGGAATAACTGCATTCTTAATATATGTTGCAAGTATAGTCAGTGCTGGCATAAATGCTATACCAATTCTGTCCTTTACCTGGTTTATTTGTAATTGTAGTATTGCTAATTTACCAGCAAAAGTATTTGCTGCTGCTGAAGCCTGTCCTCTGCTTATTTTTGCTAATTGAACTAATACTGCTCCAAGGTCTTTAGCCTTAATAGCATTAGCATCAAGAGGTAATCCTAATTTTGTGAGGGCACCAAAGTTCCCATTTACTGCCTTGGAAAGTGCCATTGAAACGGCAGATAAATCTTTTCCAGACGCTGCTGAAACATCTGTGGCAAGTCTTAATAAGTTTTGCGCTTGTGTTAAATCTCCAGTTGCTGTTGCTAACTGCTGAAGAGCAGGAATCAATTGTTCATTGTCAATAGCAACTTGCAGTTCAAGAGCATCTAAAAATGTTTCATTAGCCTTTATAGCAGCATCTGTAGCATTAGTGTTATTTCTTAAAGCAATAGATAATGCTCCTAAAGCCTTTTCATCTGCTGCAGCACCTTTAACTGCATCTACAGCAAGTTTAGTAGCAAAGGCTGCAGAGGCAGCACCTGCAATACCAAATGACTTTAAAGCCTTTTTACCAAATGCATCAATCTTATTGCTAAGATTCTTAATATCTCTTTGAGCCTGCTTAGATCCTTTATCAGAATACTGGGTGAGGATTCTGGCTACTACTGCACCTGATGCCATACTAGCCACGCTCCTTTTCTAAATTTTGTTGTAATTTTCTCTGTACATCTTCAAAAGCATCAAAGACATTCTTAACTATTCTGTCTTTATTCTTGTCTACTGATTTCCAGATTAAACGAGATGCTTTTGGCTCTTTCTTCTCAAGGTTACTAATAAATGTACCAGTCCCTCTATTTGTTCTTCCTGCTAATTCATATATTACACCTGCTGCTGATCTGTTCTTCAACGCTCCCGCAGAAGTTGTGTAGTCTCTTCTTACTTTACCCTCAGCCTTAGTTGCTGATATTCCTGCCTTAATAACACTTTGGTCCCAAGCAGGCCATCCTGCACCACCACGAGAACGAGGTTTTTTAGGAGGCTGTGTGCTCCACCCACTAAGAGGTGGATCACCAGCAACAAATCCTTGAGCGTCTTGTTTAGCATTTTTGAGTTCAGAATTAATAACCTTAGTGAATTCTTTAACTGCCTGCTTATCAAAAGATTCCAATGCTTTTAGTGTATCTTTAACACCAATCAACACTATTGCATCTTTGCTCATTTAATCGTTTCCTTTATTTCTTTCTTTAAGGTAAATAACTATTGCTTCAAGTACTCCATCTGGAGCATCAAGCAAATCGTTAGGAGATAAACCTGACTCCACAGAAATCATTGCTAACGAATATGTTAGGCTGTCTCTGTGGATTCTAAATTTGGGTCTACAACTAATTCAACACTGTCTAATGTGTCAAGAAAGCCATCGCCCCATGGTTTCACAACCTTTCCACTATCCTTCAATGCACTCCATGCAAGGAAGTAGATGTGTTCTAGTTTCTGATCTTCGCTAAGCAATTTAGCAAATCCTTTGCCAAACTTCTGCTCAAACGATACTATTGATCGTGGTCTTAAAGATAGTGTTCCTTCAAACCCATCAGTAGTCTTTACTTTTATATGTAGTCCGTCCATTTTTTGCCCCTTCTAAGGTGTTGTTAATTTGATAACATCGCCAGATATTGGCCATGTTACGCTTACTGTTGTTATTTCTCCTACTGCAGCATTTAATGCTTGCCACTCTGAAATTAGAATTCTACCTGATCCATTAGTTCCATCCATCACATATTCAGGATTTGATGTTGATCTTGGAGCATCTATTGGTTTTATTCTACAAGTGGTAGCAGTGCCCAGTAGAGGAAAAATTATTGACTCTACTGAGCCTGCCTGGAAATCTTGGTAAAATTCAAAAGTAATTGTGTTAGCAGCAAGGCCAGCAACGAATTGTTTTGAAGTTTGACCAAATTGAGTAGTCTCAACAAGATCATACTGTGTTGCAAGAGAGATTGAAGCGATATGGTCGCTCAAATCTTGTCCTGCAATAGTTACCTTTGCGTTTGTTAAGACTAATTTTGCCATTTGTTATTAGACCGTCTTTGTAATTGGTCCAGTGATTGGCCATGTAACTGATGCTGTTGCCAATTCGCCAACTGCACCGTTCAATGGTGTCCACTCTGAAATTAAAGCCTTGAAACTGTATGTAGGGTTGTCTGCTGCTACATTTGCTGCTGCAACTGGCTGCACAACAATTGTTACTTCCTTACCCAATTCTGGATAAATTGTTGCTTCAACTGAGTTTGCAGCGAAGTCCTGGTGGAACTCAAAAGTTACTGAGTTATCAACAAGTCCTGCTGTGCGTGTCTTTGCTGCTAGTGGAACATTTCCTGATGCTCCTGATGTGCCTGCAAATGCTGTTGTTTCAATAACATCATATGTGCTTCCAAGAGTTACTGATGCGATATGATCGCTCAGATTTACTGCTCCAAATGTTACTTCAACATTCGTTAATACTAATCTTGCCATGGTTATTTGTCTCCTTGTTCGTTATTTACTGAGTTAAAAACAGAAACTTCTGGTTCCTGCTGTGTTGCTTGTGGTACTTCTTTTACTGCTGGTGTTACCTTTGCTGCATTTGTTGCATTTGTTGCATTTGCGGCTTTGATATGACCTGATACAAGAAGGTGTTCAACACTTCCTCCTGCACTAAGTATATCATCTTTGGTAAGTTTTTCATCTTTCACCTTACCGCAAACTTGTCTGTCTGAGATTATGATGTATTCCATTGCTTCTCCTTAGCCCCAAATTGTGAGGTTATAGCGATATGATAAGAAAGATTGCTCACCAGATGTATATGTACCACTTTCTGCACTTATAACTCTGAGTGTATCAACAAGGCCACCTAAAGATCTATCTGACTCTAAAGCAGTTTTGATTGAACCATTACCACTTCCAGCCAGGAAATTGTCAAGTTTGTCTTGTCCTGTTCTTTCTGATATTCTTTGAACAATCACAAAGATATCAACAGATGCTTGGTCTAAGCCACGAGCATTATCAATATCAAATGTGAAATCTAATTGGCCAACTACGGCACATGGTGGAACAATAACATCTGGAATTAAATCATAAACTCTCAGATTTGTTATTGTCTGTAGATTTGCTTTTAAAGCATCTCTCACACCATTAATATTGGAAATGGCCATTAGAATGCCAATCCAAAGTTTCTGCGATATGTCTTTAGAAGCATCTCAACATCTGGATCTAGACGAGAGTTCAAGCGAACTGTTCCTAGTTCTACAGATCCTGCAATACCAAATGGAGATTGCTTTCTAACAAATAATCTTGATGCCTGAATCTTACAGGCT